GTTTCTCTTTACTCGGACGCATATCTCGATCTCATGATCGAAAGCGCCGAAGGCGCGATCTTGCCGTTACTTACTGGCTACCAGTCAGCTATTACCGGTATCGAAGTCAAGGACGGCATGGCGTTCTACACGACTCAGCGCATAAATTATTTCGTGCCGGGTCAAGCTGTAATAATCTCAGGCTGCGGAGCTGCGTTTGATCTAACTGTCACAGTAAACGATCACCAAATCGCGCCATACATATTCACCACCGCAACAGCTGCACCAGATCAAATCTTTACACCTAAAATTCCAGCTGGACTAGCGGTACTTAATGGCTCAACAGCCGACGATCTATATTCAGGCGTAGCGCCAGTAAAGTCAGCGCTGCTAGTCGTATCGGTCGAGGTATTTCAGTCAATCACAGCTCCCGGTAACACTACGGCTCAAGTGGACTTTAATCCGTCGCCGTTCGTACTCGGTCGATCACTCCAAAATCGTGTTATAGGTTTATTAGCTCCGTTTATCGACGTAGAAACTATGTGTCAATAAATGCCAACCTCAATTCAGGCTAACGTTCGTGCGCCACTAGCGACCGCTCTCGCTGGCGTAACTGCGTCGGTGTATGAATCAGTACCCGAGGCGGTAATTCCGCCCGCTGCGATCATCGTGCCGGGTACTCCGTACTTAGAGACGACGCTAATCAGTAGCTCGATCCAGTTAAAAGTTAATTTTACAATCTCAGCCGCCGTCGCGTATAACAATAACGCGGGCGCTCTCGATAATCTCGAGAAGCTAGTCATACAGATTCTCGCGGCTATTCCGTCGGGATATATTGTCGGCGACGTATCGCGTCCGTCGATCGTTGCGTTAGGTTCGAGTAATTTACTTATTTCGGATATTGACGTTAGCACTTACTACAAACAGGAAAACTAGGAGACAAAATGCCAACAACAATCGTAACCGGGCGCGATATTACTTTCACCATCGCTGGTGATACATACGACGCTCAAGCAACAGCTGCAACACTTACAATCGAAAGCACAATAAATACATATCAGACTTTAGACGGCAAAGCGTTTTTTACCACTGATTCGCAAGGTACTTTTGACGTCGAAATGCTCGCCGACTGGACAGCTGGCGGATCATTGTGTAATTCACTATGGACAGCAGCAGACACCGCACCAAATACTCCACTTTCAGTCGTATTTACAGCTGCAAGCGGTTCAGTATTTAACTTCGACGTTCAGCCGATATTCCCAAGCGCTGGCGGCACAGCCCCAGACGCTCAGACAGTATCACTTAGCTTTACTTGCGTGACTACACCAACACTATAAGAAAAGAAATCGGGAGCATGAAACTACAAATACAGATCGAAACGAACGACGGGAAAGTTACTACCACTACGGCGCAACCGCCAGAGTTCGCCAAGTGGGAGCAAAAGACCGGATTTACAATTCAGCAAGCGCAAGAAAAAATCGGTATTTCAGACTTAATGTTTCTAGCGTGGAACGCTTTAAGACGTGAGGCAGCTGGTAAGCCAGTAAAGCCTTATGAAATATGGTGCGAAATGGTGGTCGATATTACGGTCGGAGATACCGAAGCCCCAAAAGTTACAGCCGAGGAAGCCTAAGCTACTTACTGGTTGAGCTGTCGATCGCGACAGGAATACCGATGAGTGAGTGGGTGGACGCGGCGGACATATTGACAGCGCTCGAGATATTGGAGAAGCGAAATGGCGGAAAGTAAGGACGTCGTCCAGTACGACAAAGCCGAACTCCGAGCCATTACTGGCGCGTTTAAAGCCATGGACGATGAAGCCCTATCTCAAGCTAAAGAGCAATCAAGTGCGCTGGCTACTTATTTACAGGGCAAAATCACCTCAGCAGCTGGGCAATTAAATTCGTCTAAGTTAGCTACTCGAATTGCTGAGGGATCAAAGGTAAGCAAGTCGTCTAAGATCGGCGAGATTTCGTTCGGATTCGCTGGTCAGAAATTTAGCGGCGGCGCAACTACTCGCGATCTATGGGGAGGCTCGGAATTCGGTTCAAATAAATTTAAACAATTCCCAATCTGGTCAGGATCAACCGGGCGCGGATCGACTGGATATTTTATTTACCCAACGCTTCGAGCCGAGCAATCGTATTTAATTGGCGAGTGGGAAAAGGCGTTTACTAGCATAGTTAAGAGGTTCGACTAATGGCTGAGGGATCAAGAACGCTCAAGCTCTCGATACTCGCGGACGTCGATAATCTTAAAAAAGGATTAACGGACGCGGGAACAGACACAGATTCTTTTGGTAGTAAGTTAAGCGGATTCGGCGCTAAGGCTGGAGCTGCGTTCGCCGTTGCCGGCGCGGCTGCAATTGCCTATGCTGGCGTGTTGCTAGTGGACGGCGTTAATTCAGCAATCGCCGACGAAGCAGCTCAGGCAAAATTAGCACTCACATTACAGAACGTCGCTGGCGCAACAGATGAAGTTATAGCAAATACCGAACTATGGATTACCAATATGGGTCTCGCGTTGGGAGTATCCGACGAGGATTTGCGCCCAGCTTATGAAAGATTAGCTCGCGCTACTGGCGATATTGCTACGACTCAGACAGCAGCCACGTTAGCGATCGACATAGCAGCGGGTTCAGGTAAGTCACTTGAAGCCGTATCTAATGCGTTAGGTAAAGCCTTTGAGGGCAATACCGCTTCTCTCGGAAAATTAGGAATTGGATTAACCAAAACCGAACTCAGCTCAATGTCACTTGACGAAGTTATGGCTGCACTAGCGGAGACTTTCGGCGGTCAGGCTTCGGCTAAAGCTGATACGTTCGAGGGCAAAATTGCACGTCTAAAACTTACTTTCGACGAAGCTAAAGAGACAGCTGGATCGTTTATTCTTAATGCACTTACACCGCTAGTCGAGTTCGTAGTGTCTAAAGTAATTCCAGCGCTATCAAGTTTAGGGTCGGAAGTCGGTGCAAAGTTATCGCCTATATTCGCAACTATTGGCGGATTTATTATGGCAACTTTAATTCCAAATATGACGGCGCTTTACAACTACGTGGACAAATACATAATTCCAATTTTTAAGGTTTCACTTACTCCGGTATTAAACGGAATTAAATCCGTATTTGGTGCGGTTGGCGATCTAATCGCTGATAACACCGGATTCTTTAAGCTGCTAGGCGTAGGGCTAACCGCGTTTCTGATTATCGCTAAACCAATAGCGTCGTTTATTGGTGGCACGTTCAAGGCAGCGTTTAACGGAATTGCGTTAGTAATTGACGGAATCTCGCTGGCGATTAAAGGTTTAGTCGCTGCAATTAACTTAGTTATTAGCGGACTTAATTTACTTATTTCAGCCTATAACATCGTAAACAATATAACGGGCGGTAAGGACTTAAAGGCAATTCCTAAGCTCGCTAAAGGCGGCATGGTTCAGTCTAATAAGCCGTACATCGTTGGAGAACAAGGTGCGGAGTTATTTGTGCCGTCATCGGGTGGACGTATTGTGCCTAATAACAAGCTAGGCGGCAGCGGCGGTAATATCTACATAAACGTCTCTGGCGCAATCGACCAAGAGGGTACAGCTCGACAAATCGTAAACGTGCTAAATAACAGCTTCTATCGCGGCACTAATGGCGCTAACGCGTTGGCGTTCTAATGACAGTATTTAACCCAGTCTGGCGCGTAAAGATTCAGGGCGTCGAATACACCACTTACACGCTGTCGAATCTAACTATTAGCAGCGGTCGAAATAATATCTACCAGCAAGCGCAAGCGGGCTACTGCAATTTAGAGCTACTAAACCTAACTCAGGCGATAGTTAATATAAATATCAATGACTCAGTAACGATCGAGCTGCAAGATTCGACTGCGACTTACGTGCCGATATTCGGCGGTACAGTCGTAGATTTCGGCGTAGAGATTATTACGGCTGGAAGCGTTGGTCTAAATCAAGTTCTAAAGATTACCGCACTAGGAGCTTTAAGCCGTTTACCTAAAGCGCTTACCGACGGCGTTCTAACTCAGGATTTCGACGGCGATCAAATCTGGGTAATTTTACAGGACTTACTTCTAAATAACTGGGGCGAAGTTCCGGCAGCTCTTACGTGGGCGGCTTATGATCCAACGGAGACATGGGCTAACGCTCAAAACGTCGGTCTAGGCGAGATCGATCGTCCGGGTAATTATGAACTAGCTCAGAGAGCGTCGGATCGTACAGATATTTATTCGCTGGTATCGGCGCTCGCTACGAGCGGCTTAGGTTATATCTATGAGGACGCCAGCGGACTAATCAGCTACGCCGACTCCACTCATAGGTCGATCTATCTAGCAACCAACGGCTACACCGATTTAACGGCTAATCACGCGTTATTTAACGGGCTTAAAATTGAGACTAGAGCTGGCGACGTACGTAATGACGTCACCCTTAAATATGGCACTAGCTCGACTAACGAAGTAAGCGCCGAGGATATTGGCTCAATCGACGTTTATGGGCGTTTAGCTCAGGTCATTACTACAACGGTTAAACACGCGGTAGACGCTCAGGATCAAGCCGATTTCTACCTAACGCTTCGAGCTACGCCGCAAGCGAACTTTACGTCGATCACTTACCAGCTAACAAATCCCGAGCTAGACGATCTGGATCGCGATTCGCTAATAAATATATTTATGGGCTTACCGCTACGAATTAGCGATCTACCGCCAAATATGGCGGCTGGTACGTTCCTAGGATTCGTCGAGGGCTGGACGTTTAAGGCTGCTTATAATGAAATCGCTATCTCGCTAAATCTTTCACCGCTAAGTTATTCGCTCCAATCTATGAAGTGGGAGCAAGTTCCCGGCGGCGAATCGTGGAATACTATAACCGGATCGCTAACGTGGGAAACCGCGTTGGTCGTGGCATAAGGAGAAAACATGACAAACCCAACGAGTAACTTCGGCTGGCAAATGCCAACGCCGACAGACTTAGTTACAGACTTACCAGCTGATTTCGAGGTATTTGGTCAGGCGGTCGATACGTCAATGGCTGATCTCAAAGGCGGCACTACTGGTCAAATCCTGTCCAAGGCTACAAATACAGACATGGACTTCACGTGGATTACTAATGACGTCGGAGACATTACAAATATTGCCGTAACTAGCCCGATTACAGGTGGCGGGTCAAGCGGTTCAGTAACTATCGGAGTTAATTCAGCTACGACAAGCGCTTCGGGTGCGGTACAACTAAGCGACTCAACTTCGACAACATCAAGCGTTCTAGCTTCGACACCCACAGCAACTAAAGCGGCTTACGATTTAGCGGCTGCGGCTACACCTAAATCATTATTTACCGCTAAAGGTTCGATTGTTGCCGCGTCAGCTGCTTCGACTCCGGCTAACTTAAACGTGGGAGCGGACGGCACAACGATTATGGCGGATTCTACAGTTTCTAACGGCTTGCGTTACGTTCCAATTTATGCGGCTGGTCGAAATAAAATTATTAACGGCGATATGTCAATCGCGCAACGAGGCACTTCGGTCAGCGTTGGAGCTTCTGCCTATACTTACACGCTAGATCGTTTCAAATCATATTCGGCAAATACAGCTACAACAGTTTCGCAAAATACATCAGCACCAACAGGCTTTTCGTATTCGCTAAAATTACAACGCCCTAACGCTAATACCGGTACTAACGCATTATCCACAGTTCAAATTATTGAAACGGCTAATTGTATGGCGTTACAAGGTCAAGCAGTAACAGTATCTTTTTACGTTAAAAAAGGCGCAAATTATTCTGGTGGAAATATAACTGCGCAAGTTTTAACTGGTACTGGCACAGATCAAGGCGGCGATCCTTACGGCTTTACTGGTTTAGCTGTTCCGATTAACGATTCTAGTTATTCACCAACTACCAGTTTTGTTCGCGTTTCTTATGGTGGCACTATTGCCTCAAGCGCTAAAGAGATTGCGGTAGTTATTGCTTATACTCCAACGGGTACAGCGGGCGCGGACGACGCGTTATACATAACTGGATTACAACTAGAAATCGGTGCAGCTGCTACTCCGTTTACTACGGCTGCTAATAATATCGGTGGAGAATTGGGGTTATGCCAGCGGTATTATTGTAATTTTGGTTTTGGTTCTACTGCTTCCAGCCAGACAACTACTTCTCAAATGGTTAATGGAAATTATCCAGTAAAAATGCGAACTACTCCAACAGTATCTATTTTTAATTCTGCCGGAACTTTTTTTGAGCCGGGAGTCGGAGTTAGAAATTTTACAATTTCGTCACTAAGCACAAATTTATTATCAAATGGTTACATTATCGAAACTACAACGACTACAAGTAGCGTTACAACAGTTAAACAGGTTGCTTATTATTCGGACAATTTTGCGGCGAGTGCGGAGTTATAAAATGGAATATACATATGAAGTCCTAGAAAATGGTTACATTAAAAGAACTAGCGAAATTGGCGAAGTAGTTTGGATTCCAAACGATGAAGCCAATTCTGATTACCAACAATACTTAGCGGCAAATGAACCTGTTACTAAGTCATAACGGCTGGACGGCTTCTAAAGAGCCAGCGCATATAAAAATTAAGTCCTACGCGATACCGGGTACAGACTTAAAGATTCGTTGCGCCGAAGCTGTTGCACCCTTAATCGTCGGATTCTGTAAAGAGTTTAACGAGCTGATCGAGCCGCTCGACGGCGGACAACTCGACGATTGGGGTTATGCGTTTCGTTCAGTTCGTGGGGTATCGGATAAGCTGAGTAATCATGCGTCCGGTACGGCGATCGACCTTAACGCGACTAAACACGCACTCGGCAAAATTGGCACGTTTCCAGCTGAGAAAGTGCCTATGATTAGAGCGCTTGCCCGTAAGTACGGATTATTCTGGGGCGGCGACTATCAGAATCGTAAAGATGAAATGCATTTCGAGATCAACGTAAGCCCAAAAAAAGTCCTAGAGCTAATCAAGGCGCTGGGGTTAGGAGAAGGAAAATGAAAGAACTAAAAGCTATGGGAGCTAGTTATCTACGCTCATCGCTTGCTGGCATGCTTGCCGTTTACATGGCGGGCGAGACTGATCCTAAGAAATTAGTTTGGGGTCTATTTGCTGGCATGATGCCGGTTCTAATGCGTTACCTGAATCCTAATGACGTTACGTTCGGCGCTAAAGCGAGTGAACAGTAACGATTGGGCTGCTATGGGCGTGGCTATGGTCACGCTCTTAGTGGCGTTTATGACGGGTATCAGACACCTAGTTAAATACTACCTGAGTGAGCTAAAGCCGAACTCAGGATCAAGCGTTAAAGATCAGGTATCCCGTCTCGAAAAGCGAGTCGATGAAATTTATAGTTTGGTATTACGCAATTCGACACGCCGTTAATTACGCGTAAGGCTTGTAAATGTCAGACTTTTAGTTCACCCTATAACTAGGGAGCGAATAAGTCGTTCCCCAGAATCGGGAGCTAAGAAATGATTGCTGTAGAAAAAGTAGTGCTGCTGGTCGTGGTAAGTA